TGCTTCAGCAAATGTTACTGCACAATATATTCAGGCTACAAATGGTCTTAAAAGTGCAGACACCATACAAGCCACTGGTGCGATCACTACCGGAACGACTGTTCAGGCCCAGCAAATTTCAGCTACAAATGGCGTCCAATCCGGAACCGTTCAGGCTTCAGGGGCCATTACTGCCGGTACAACATCTGGCGCTCAGCAGTTCCAGGCTACAAATGGCGTCCAATCCGGAACCGTTCAGGCTTCAGGGGCCATTACTGCCGGTACAACATCTGGTGCTCAGCAGTTCCAGGCTACAAACAGTGTTCAGTCTTCGGGAACCGTCCAGGCTTCCGGAGCGATCACGGCAGGAACGACTGTTCAGGCCCAGCAAATTTCAGCTACAAATGGTGTCCAATCTTTAAGCGTCCAGGCTTCCGGAGCGATCACTGCAGGAACGACAATTAGTGCTCAAATGTATCAGGCAACTAATAATGTTCAATCGGCTAACGTTGCAACTACCAGTCTTCTCGTCACTGGGGCGATATCAGCTGCACAGTATCAGGGCCTCCCCGCGGCTGTGACACAGGTTGGCGGTCTTGGTGGCGGTACTATTGGTTCCGCCGTGACCGTTCAGGGCACCTTACAGGCAACTCAGACAATCACTGGAGGAAGTCTGTCGACGGCTGGAACCGTCCAGGCAACTCAGACAATCACTGGAGGAAGTCTGTCGACGGCTGGAACCGTCCAGGCAACTCAGGGTATTACTTCAGGTGGGACAATTAGTGCCCAACGTTTTCAGGCTACTAATAATGTTCAATCGGCTAACGTTGCAACTCAGAGCATTGTCGTCTATGGGGCAATTTCCGCTGCACAGTATCAAGGCATTCCAGCAGGTGTGACACAGGTTAACGGTCTTGGTGGCGGTACTATTGGTTCCGCCGTGACCGTTCAGGGTGCCGTCAGCGCAACAGGTGACGTTATTGCATACTACCAGGTGTCGGACGACCGTCTCAAGAATCGAGTTGGAAATATCCAAGAGGCTCTTGAAAAGGTTAACAAAATTAATGGTTTTACTTTTACATATAATGAAGAGGCTCGCACACATGGGTTCGATGAGAGATTGCACGTCGGTGTGAGTGCCCAGGAACTTGAGCAGGTTCTTCCAGAGGTAGTCAGACCATTTTCATTTGAGAATTCAGAAAGCAAATTCAAGCGAGTAGAATACGAAAAAATTATTCCTTTACTCGTGGAATCCATCAAGGAATTAACAACACGTGTCGAACAACTCGAGGATCTTACGAAAAGTTTAAAAACTGAGTAATTGCGTAACGCCCCTGACCCGTGACGCGTTTTACCTCGTGCTCGGTACATGAAGGAAAAATCAACAAGCAATTATTTTCAATAGGGACCTTGTAATTTCCGAAATAAAGGTCACCCCCCTCAAACGACTTTGGCTCCTTCCAGTGATATGAGATCGCTGTAACCATCGCCGAATCCGTATGAGGTTCATAATAGTCCCCATCTTCATAGTAACTCACGAGTGTCCGGTCCTTGAGCCTGTCACATGGTCTAATATAATTGTAAAACCAATTCTTTCCTAAAATTTGTCCGGAAATTTCTGGTCTCCCAATTTTCCTATTTAATTGGAGAATATTACTGAGTTCCCTTTTTGTGTACAGGTCATCTATGAACGCACCCTTATTTTTCTTTTTTGGTTTTCCGTCCGACCCGACGGCAGTTCCAGTTTGGTCGGGTGGATATAATTTTCCTTTTAGAAAATCTAATTCGGACCATATGAGTGCAAGCTCTTCGGGCGTGTAATAGTTTCGTACGACACAGTGAGGGACAGGGTCCGTGAAAAATTGAAATTTTGGACGGACCATCAGTTTCCATGCAACTGTTATACGGGTTTCAGTACCTGATTTAGGGCCTAGACCTCTGTGCAAAATATCGGCCTTGAAAAGAAGACCAGTATTTAGGATTGCCATCTGTCTCACAACTGTTTTGTCGTCGCCAACCTGAAACTCGGTCTCACCACCCTCTTCTATTGTGTTCATGTAGAGTAGGAAAGTCCATGCGTCAGGATCAGTATCATCCTGGTGAAACTCCCCATCCTCCCCTATGTCCTGTCCATTTGCATAAACTCTTTTGAGTATAAAATCATCTCCAGTCCGTTTCTTAATTTTATTCAGAATTTGATTTGCAAATATGTCATGGTCATTCAAAGACTTGTTTGAAAAATTTTTCCCTAGTGTCCCAAGTGATGTACCGGATCTATTCCAGCCATCAGTTTCTTTCAGAATTTCAACACATGCATCGTACTCATCTTGATTGAGAAATCCTGGATACTTGATCAAGGGCAAACTCGTCATTTTACTTTCTAATACTAAATTAGAATGGAAACTCGGATAATTTACGTGGATTCCAAAAACCGTGACACTCAGCTGTACCCCTCTGGATCCAGCTACACGCTTCACCTGACTGATCAGGTCAAGAATGTGACCAGGGTTGACCTGATCAGTGCAAAGGTTCCAAATACCATATGGAATTTAACAAGTTCCACAAATGTCCTGACGTTTAACACGACATCCATGAATATCAGTCCAGGCTTCTATTCAGCAAATGGAATTCAGACTGAAATTAATAACCGTTTACCGTCTGCGAATGTGACTTGGCTTTCTAACGAAGGAAAGTTCTTTTTTCAAAGCACAACTCCATTCACTCTTACGGTGAATAATGCGTCCATGGCTGATATATTAGGGTTTAAACCTAACGTGGCTTATCCGTCTACCCTTGTACTGACTGACCCTGTTTACAACCAGGTTATACCTGGAGCTAATTTTTTCCTGAAATCTCCTACAATAGTTGAATTCTCTGTGAACCAGTTTCTCTTCCTGGACGTTCAGGAGTTGCGAAATCCTCGTATGGTGGAGGCGCTTGGCCTTGCCCGTGACGGCTCGGGTACCTATTCGGGTAGCAATGCACGAAACACGTTTGCAATGGTTCCACTTAATGTAAATTCGGGATGTTCAAAAACATTCACGGAAAATGGAGATTATATAGTCTCGATTGAATATCCTCAGCCTATTGAGAAACTGAGCCGCCTGACGGTGACGTGGACTGATGATACTGGTGAAATTGTAAATTTTAACGGACACGAAACTAATTCTTTTATACTGAGATTTTGGACAGAGGAGAAGAAACCCCTTCCGCCTCCTCCACCGCTTCATGATGTAGAAATCAAACGTATAATTGATGCTATGACACTTTTACCTAAACCAAAGGAGCCCGAAAAGCGGCCTCTTGTGGGTCGGTGGACCATCTGGTTGGTGTTCCTGATGGCCCTGGTTGGCTTTTTCATTTATAAAACTTTTGTAAAACCTAATCCGCTGGTGCCTCCTCAGTTAAGAACTGTTTAGGCACGGGTCACTGCGTACAGGGGCTGGGATGGCTCCTGGATCTTCACGTTGGTCACGAAGGTCTTGATCAGCATGTACACCAGGATGGACAGCAGGGTGGTGAACAGGGCGCTCAGCAGCAGGTACTGGGTGCCGTTCTTCTGCACCTGGACGACCTGAGCGACGATGGCGCGGACGACGTCCATCCACGCCACTGCGGCGGCGAAGGAGAAACCCGCCACCACGGAGTTCAGGGACTGAGCCTCGAGCTGAGTTGCAACTGCACCAATAACGCCTGCCATTTTTACTTTATACCTGGAAAAAAATCTCCGTCATCTTCGTCCTCGTCCTCATATTCCTCCTCCTGAAGTATCTTGGTATACTTGACTTTTGGGATGATCTCCTCTTCCTCTTCTTCCTCTTCGTCCTCAGCCTCGTACTGAAAAAATTCAGTAAACTGCTTCTTAGGCTTCATCTAATTTTGTCTGACTTTGTTGACTGCGTTCTTCAACGCGTGCTCGGCTGGTGTCTCTGGGTCCCAGTCATCCCACGTGTCCAAGCACTCATTCATCTTTACGTAAAGATCTTCAGTGCCCCGGTAACGGGTAAATGGTTCGTCGTCCTCCTCCACCTCCTGGATCTCTTCTTCGTCGCTGTCCTCGCTGTCATAGATTTCTGGGAACAGTGATCCCACCTGTTTCCCCACCACATTACGGGCTGCATACATGAGCCCAATTTCCATGTCCTTGGCGGTCACCGTGTCGCGCTTGCACGCCTTGGCGTAGTGACTGGCGAGAACAACAGAGGATTCCATGACTGGAAGAAAAATATCATCGATCGACATCTACTCTGGACACCTAAAAGGATTTTACACAAATTTCATGAGGTCTCCTAAATCGTTCGTATTTGGAAATAGAATTTGTCCCTTTTCTATAAAGTTGTAATTTACTGCATAAATTCTGATTTCGCGGGCTGAATTACTCGGGTTGAGGATCAACTCGAAGGTCTGGTTTTTTATGACGGACATATTCACCTGACCAGACGGGACGAGTGTCTCAGGGTCTATGCTAAATGAGTACATGTAAAAGGGCCGGCTTGGCACCCGGGTATGAAACTCGAGAGGCTGGAGGACCCTGAGGTAAAGGGCCGAACCAATTTCTGTTGGAATTCTATCAACACCATTGAATTTCAAATTCAAATTGACAAGCTGTTCGGTCGTCCCATCAGTCGTGTAATCATATCCTGCTGCATTTGTGTTCTGAATTACGACATAGAGTTCCTTGACTGGATTGACGAAACCAGTCTGGCATCTGATGTGGTTGCAGCCGGCTGGAGCGACGTATTCAACCAACTGGACCTGTTCGTAAATCTGGACCCCACGTTTCAAAGGGGCCGCCAGGTAAATATACTCAACAAGTAGAGTTATATCAACTGGTAGGATGTAGGGTGTCGAACTCTGAATGAATTCAGTTGATGGATTGAGAACTAATTTGAAAAACAAATTGTCAGGCTCGAGACCCTTATTGAGGCATGTGAATGGCAAAGGCACTGTATATGTACCGGGGGTAGGGAGGGGTCCAGACAATTGTGGGTAGATCTTGCCTATAAGACCTTGTAGGGTTCTTTGTTTTCCCTGTGGTACAGTCACGTCATTAATAATTTCTATATATTCACCGTAAAGGCGTTCTATGAGTTGATTTCCATAGTACAACTCAACATGATCTATCATCAGTGTTCCGATGGAATCGAGAACAGCGTCCGTAATTGTATTCGGTAAATTGACTTTCAAATATATGGCCGAAACGAGATCACCTCTTTTTTGAATTCTAATAGAATGTTCACCTCCGAAAAGTACATTCGTGTCGAACGTGAGGCGGTCCAGGCGCTTCGCGTAAGGAATTTTCGCCGAGTATTTTTCAATAAAATATGTTACTTCAGGGTTACCTACAAGGATGATGTCATCCTGACCAAGAAAGGCCAGGCTGGCTCTACCAGCCATTACTAATAGAAACGTTTAAAAGAAATTGAAGAGGATCCCCGCAAGGCCATTCTCTACCCTCATTATGTTATAGTTGAGTGCGTAGACCCTGAGTTGACGTGGCACTTCGGAGGACAATGTGTTGACCTCGAGGAGTTTTTGATTAACTCGGCTGAAGTTCACCTGACCGTTAGGCCGTGGATCATTAGGATCTTGTGAGAACGAATACATGAAGAAATTGCGGTCAGGATCGTGAATATGGTGGTTGTACGGCTCGATCGTCCCAAGATAGAGCGCGTCGGTGTCTCGGCGGCTGAAAAATTCTTGACCGTTGAAAGACATGGTCATGGACAGCAGACCATTCTGTGTGAAATCGTATGGTTCGTTACCATCGGCCTGAATTACGAAAAACAATTCACGGACTGGATTTATAAAAGGGAGACTGAAAACCCCTGACGTGAACCCTGGTTCAAGTGTATAAGTCGATACCTGCGTCTGGGTGATGACGTAATCCAGTCTACTCTTTTTCATCCAGTTAATTTCATTTTCAGAAAGGTAGCCATACTCGACGATGATCGTGGCATCGAGCGGCTGCGTGACAAGTCCGCCCAGATTTTGAGACAGTGCAGCGGTATTCGAGTAAGGCGTCAGTTCTGTGAAATTTCTAAAAGTCACGTAAAGTTCAACATCATGTCGGTCAAGTGCCGCAATTGGAATACTTAATTCAGGATTTCCGTAGAAATAGAATGGAAGATTTGTGTAATAGGTCCGCCCAGGGTCATTCACGTTGGACGTGTCGAGCTTTCCAGTAAGGAGCGTAAGGCCGGGCTGATTTTCATACGGGATATTGAGGTCGTTCCACAGTTCGATCATCTCCCCGGTCAGTGACTGAATAAGCTGATTTCCTATACGAAGTTCAGCCTTCTGTATCATATAAGTTCCGACCGAATCGTAATAATTGAATGCAGTTTCCTGGATATTACTCGCGTAAGGCACTACTGACATATACGTGTTGGCGTAAATCCCGGTTGATGATCCTGAAGAAGTAATTGAGATGTTCCATTGGTCGGTTGTTTTTGACACATACAGAGGGACTGAAAACGTGTAAGGAGGCAAGAGACCCACACCGATTGGGTACGTCTGATTTCCAAATGAAATTGAAGAAAGGGCTTCGTCCGTGCACACGACGGCCGTCATCATATACACACCGATATTAGAGAATTTCATACCGGTTCCTATCTGATTTATCGAGCTGGAAACACCGACCGAATTGAAATCAGTTCCTAAATTTAACGTGTAAGTATTCGGGCCCGTAGGAGTTGGAAGGGTCGTTCCGGTCTTGGGAGTGAAGAAGAGCCCATTTTCCGGGAACGCCGCGACCGACCCTGCACTTTGTGGTGAAGTGCATTGTACGAATGATATGTACGAGGCGTTTGACCCGAGAAGGGTCGGGTTAGAAACACTTGTTGTCACTTCTATGGAATATACCGTAGCTGTATCTGTAACTGAAATTGGTAAGACAAAATCATATGTAGGATTGCGACCCTGATCAGTGGTGTAAGTGTATAGATAAGTGCTACCGGTCTTCACGGAAATCTTGCGCACATACTCGTCTCCGGACGTCGACAAATAGCAAGAAACTGTATAAGTTCCCTGATTGAAAAACGTGAATGTGTTGTTGGTCGCGAGCGTCAGGATGTCAGAGTACACATAGGAATTCTCGTTGAACAACGTTAGAGGCAATGTGAAGGTGGCAGAGGGTGCCGTGTAATTATTCACAAGGTTATAGAAAATGTCTAGAGCTCCGACTGAAACGTACATAGACGGTAAAATAAGGCTTTCTTCTGTGAATGTGCCGTTGATATCCAGGTAAGCAAATGTTCCAGCTTCTTCGATTTTGATTGGAAGCATGAAAGGCATTGTAGGGTCTGACGACACTCGCCACGTGTGAGTATAAGAATACACTACAGAGGCGGCTGCCGGCCGACCGTCTGTGTCCGTGGTGCCGTATGACACTGAGTAAATTGGACTGTTTGAGTTAATAGTACCTCTTATCAGATAATTACCAGGGCTATTAAATTTGATACACCCTTTTGAGGTTTTGACGGCGTATGGCGAGAGGCCGAACGCTGTAAAGTTTTGTGAAGCCACGTTTAAAAAGACCGTGTCTGACCCGGAATATATGACCGGCGGCGTCCATGGTGGTTGTGCGGTTCTTAGACCTAGGTAATACCCACCCCTGATGTTGTCGACTGCGCTCGCTTCACCTCTGACCCATCCCGATTGCTCCGTCGTAAAGTCTGCATAGTATCCATGTGTCGTAAGGTTATAAATGAAATTACCATTTGAAGGATTAATTGAGGCTGCGGTTTTAGGGTCAAGTCCCCAAAACACACCTGAAGGGTTTGAAGGGTTAGTAAATGGAGGAACTTCTACGGTTGTGCAATTCTTGAAAAAGAATTTATAGTTTGTCGCATCATAATCAACATAATTTGAAATTGCACCGGTGATCCAATTTCCTTTTGTATTTAGAGAAGCTGTATAAAATGATACACCTATTGCAACCTGGACCGTAGTGACCCCATCTACTATGAAATATGGCTGAAAAGCATCACTGGCTGGGGTTGGATAACTCCAGGAATTTGGTGCGAAGTAAGGGAGGCCAGGCATTTTTGTTTTGAGTGTCAAGCCCCTGATAATGTCTCCCTTGAACGGGATTTTACAGACGTGTTCGGATCCGAAGAGGAGTTTGTCACCAAGAAAGGGGATGTCGTACGCCTCGAGTACGAAAGGTGTGTGACGATAATAAACTCCTGAAAAGTAAGTCTTACTTGGGCTTCCGGTGATGTATGTGTCTTGCTGACCAATTGCAGCCAGCTGGATGTAGCCAGCAGACATTCTGAAATTAGTCAACACTTTAATGCGCCTCAATTTCATTCAAAAAAGACGAATGTCTATTAGGAGTGGAGATGGCTCTCCAACTGAGAAAATTTGATCCATCCACAATGGCGGATGACAAGGTGTGCATTTTTATCGGTAAGCGTGGTACAGGTAAATCAACCCTGGTGACTGATATCCTCTGGTACAAGCGGCACCTTCCAGCAGGGATCGCCATGTCTGGGACAGAAGAGGGTAACGGCTACTACAAGCAGTTTATCCCTGACATTTTCGTTTACGGTGAGTACAATAAAGAAGCTATTGAAAAACTGATAGAGCGTCAAAAAAAGCTCGTGTCCGCTGGAAAGGCCAGCCCAGTCTTTTTGCTCATGGACGACTGTATGTACGACCGGGCATTCATGCGTGACACGTGTGTAAGGCAGCTTTTTATGAATGGCCGCCATTGGAAGATATTCTTCATGATGACGTCCCAGTACGTCATGGATATGACCCCTATGATCCGGACGAATGTTGATTACGTCTTTGCATTGCGCGATAACGTTCGTCAGAACCGTGAGAACCTGTACAAGGCATTTTTCGGAGTTTTTCCGACATACGATATGTTCAGTCAGGTTATGGACAGCTGCACCGAGAACTACGAGTGCATGGTACTCGATAACACGTCCAAAAGTAATAAGATCACTGATTGTGTATTCTGGTACAAGGCTCCAATTCGCAAAAACTTCCATGTGGGTGGACCAGCCCTATGGCAGTATCACCAACGATATTACAATCCTCGGCACCTTACTCAGCCCGCTCCGAAACAACCGGCGCGCGGCCGTGGGTCGCAGTTTATCCAGGTCAAAAAGACTAAATAAGTGCGTACTAGACTGGTATCAAAAAAACTAGCCCATTTTAATGCAGAGTTATGATCCATCTGGTGGGCTCGATTTTATAAATGAAATTCCAGAACCAAGTGAAACTGAAAAGAAGACAGGCCCCCCAACAGGTCTCCTCCCTAACCCGCCAGAAGAGCCTAAAAAAAACCTAGGCTCATCTCAAATGGCAGAATTTTCAACGGCAATTGAGGAAGTTATGCCGGGTCCAGGTCAGATGATGCAGGACGAGATGATGGGCCCGTCCATGCCCGTTTCAGGAAACCGCAAGACTGCCCGCAAGTCCGAGAGCAAGGGTTCGTCCAAGAACCCCTTTGGCCTGACCGATGAGCAGTACTATGCAGTTCTTGCAGGTGTTGCGGCCGTCGTCGCCTTCTCCAAGCCGGTCCAGGGGAAACTGAGCTCTATGGTGCCCAAGTTTACCAGTGACGGTGGTGACCTGTCCCTGACGGGTATGATAGTGTCTGCACTGGTGGCTGCGGTTGTGTTTTACTTTGCCCGCCAGTTCCTGGTTGACCGTTAAGACGTGTGGACCGTCTGGCCACAATAAGGTTTCTGATCAGCAGGACTATAAACTCCCAGGGTCTGGCAAATAGCCTTTAAATCTCTAAAATTCTCCCAAAATTTACTTGAATGGTCATACTCTGCGACCGACATGTGCGCAAGCTCATGAATGACGACATACATTGCCGAGTTTACATCGTCTCCATCCAGACAGATGTAAATTTCATACCCTTTATTCACATTTGAGCCAGCACCGTCCACCTCATGGGTCGTGCCTGTAAATATCGAATTTGAATTCTTAATTCGTTTCCAGCGTTCATCAGCTGGCAGGCCGGTCTTGATGACTTCACACCTCCTTTTAATCTCCGTCAGCATCTTGGGTTCCTTGAGTGACCTGATGGCTAGCACGAGTAAAAACAGAAGAACCGCGAGTATGATTACGGTCTTCATCTAATCTTAGTAAAGACAAATTTTGAATACATATCTGAAATGAGACCGTTTGGTTTATCGAGCATAGGCAGCCACATTGACATGTGAAATCCCTTGTCATCAAGTGCCTTGATCAGTTTTTGTACATCCACAAGTGGCTCCGGACGAGCCCCTGTGGCGTAGAAGGGACCATCTGTGAGATGGACCCATAGCTTCCCGTCTCTCAGTTCAATTGAGTTTCCTAATTTGTCTACAAATTTAGAAGAGTTTCCGAGCATTGCACGTATCCGAGTTTCATCCGGTACCATGCCCATGAGGCGTCCACCAACTTCTAGGGATTTTTCAATAGCCTTAATTGAGAAATCAAATACGTGTTCATTTTCAAAAATGTATTGAAGTGCAAAATTGTAACAGACGATGTCCCAGGGACCACTCTGGTGAATGGCATCACGAATGTCACCTTTAGGTAGGAACCACACGCCATAATTCATTTCATGGGCACGCTTCTGGGCCTCTTGGAGGCTCTCTTCATCAGGGTCAATCATGAAAAGATTAACTTTCATTCCTTTCCATTTGGCGAGATCCCCGCCACGGCCGCAGCCACAGTCCAGGACCTGGGAACCCTTGGGGACCCACTTGTTGATGAGTTCCCTCTTTGCCAAATTGTGCGTTTTTCGGAGTTGTTCCATTTTGTTACTTAAAAGATAAGAGAGCCATATCCTTAAATGGGTTCTCTCGAGCAAGACTACCTGACCGTCCCAGGCCAGCTGTTCGCGTGTGTGTCATTTGTTGGCCCAGATATGCCCCAGAAGAATGAGCAGCTGGGTATGAAGATCCGTGGGTGCTTCGCGACCCGCGATGATGCAGCCAGCCACGCCAAGCGCCTTCAGAAGGAGGATGCCCTGGTCGATATCTATGTTGTGGATATGTACAAGTGGCTCCTGATCCCACCCCAGCGTGACCAGATTGACGACGTGCACTACCAGAACGATAAGCTCGAGGAGATCATGACGAAGTACAAGCAGAACCAGGCATCAGCCGCCGCAATGTTCGAGAAGCGCAAGCGGGACATGATGGCCAAGCCAATCGATGGCCAGTTCCCTTATATCGATCCAGCCGATGAGAACTCCAAGTTCTACACCAAGCCGGACGTGCCTCCAATTCCCCACCCAGCAGACATCATCGAGGAGCTCAAGAAGGAGTTCCCTGACGCTCAAATCGAGGACCTAGTGAAGATGGCTGACGAGCGGGTCGCCGCTGAGGTTGAGCGCCGTCGTGTCGAGGCCGAGGCGGCGGCAGAGGCTGCAGCAAAGCTGGAGACGGTCACAGAGGCCGAGGAGGCCGAGCATTAAATTTCGTAATATAAAATAGAATGATATTCGTCTTGTTAGGTCTGGCCATTGTTGGATTTCTTCTATGGCTCGCCTATTCAAGGCTACGAACGACTTCTGGAGGGGCGCCATCTTCAGATAGTCAATATCAAGTTTTCAGGGATATGGAACCAGCAAGCCAAATCCGTGAAAACCCATGGGTTGGGTTTATTCAAGAGGATGTATCAAAAACTGGTCCGATTGGAAATTTTGACGGACACGATTCAAGTTCGGGGAAAGCCCCTCTTTATATGATTACTTAATAGTAAAAACTCATCTATATATTTATCAAGATTTAATAACTAAAGTGTGATTACACAGGGATGATATTGAGGTAGCCATCTTGTGACACATTACCTCCTCCAGTCCACGCAGTCCAAGTAACCAGGGTAGTTCCGGATATAGCATACGATCGTCCTGGGATTGCATACCACGATGAATACAATTCTGGTTCGTAGTTTGTAGACGCCGATCCACCCGTATACCCACCACCACCACCTACGTAATATACCTGACCTAATACGGGATCTGATATAATACTTCCGCCTCCCCCGCCGCCGAACCCTCCAGCATAGGCCGTGCCGATAGTTCCACCTGTACCTCCGGCTGCACCATTTCCAAACGTGAGACCGCCAGATCCACCGTTGGCCGTTGAATTAGAACCATTGCTATTCACACCCGCACCAGAGCCGCCTCCGGCGCCCGCGGCGCCGCCGCTTCCATCAAGTGGATCATTCTCAGTGGGATCGGGTGAAACAAAATTCGAACCCGCACCTCCGGCAACAAACAACATTTGACTGTTCGTCATGTCGTACACAAAAGTACCGCCAGCGCCTCCGGTGTTTCCGGGAGCTGCCTGGCCGATTGCATATTGAATAGTGATAGGCGACGTTACTGTATAGCCTAATGTACCATAAGAACGTGCTCCATACGCATTCGGTCCGAATCCTTTGTTTAAGGGACCGCTTCCTCCGGCAATTTCAAAATTGTAAGACCCCGGAGTTATAAACAGCGTCTCTATTGTTCCGGTATAGGTCAGGTATGCCGGCTCAATCAATGTATATATCGGGTCGGACGTCACAGGGTCGCTGGTTGCTTGATTATCACCAGGAGGATTAACCGAAAGTGTGACTGTGAATGTATACTCCGTACCTGGTGTTAAACCGTAAAATGTGTACGCGGAAGCCCCATTTATAGTTTGAGTTGTGGTCACAGGGGTTGAAGTTATAGCATATTCAAAATCAAGATAATTTAGGGTAGTGGTCGGTGTGTCCCATGTAATGTCAATAGTGGTAGTAGTCGGGTTACTCACAGAAACCCCTGTGACTGTTGGAATGGTCAACATAGCTACCGTGTAGCCGCCAGCGTAAATCTGTTCTCCGCGCTCATTCACTGACGACAAACGGAAGACATATCCATTATTTGTCTGTAACCCAGTGAATGTATAATAATTAGGTGTTAATGGGCACGTCTGAACATACAATACTTCATATATGCCATCAAGCTGACAATACACCTTATATGAATCCGCGTCAGGAGGTGTGTAATCCTCTATCCACTCGAATTCGATGGTCGTTGTAGTTGCTGAGAGTTGTGCATTGAAGATAGCTGGAGCGAGGTCAGGAAATGCGGGGATGTATAGCGCCGTCGGTGGACCGTTACCAGATGCGTTTGACGGTGTTATTGTGAACGTGTACGCAGTGCCGGGGCTCAAATCTGTATACGTCCAAGAGGTACCGCCCGTCGTGACTGGCTCTATGATCTCGCTGTCCGACACTATCGTGTATAAAGTCGCTCCAGATGATGCATTCCACTCTAGGTCAATTGTTGTGGTTGTCGAGTTGATCAACATAAACCCAGTGACGGCGGGTGGTGTTGATGGTGGTGGAGGATTACCCGATGGATACATGGATCCTTTAACACCGGGTTGAGTAACTCGAAACGCTGCTGGAATAGAATATCCAATTGATTTAGTAAAACTCATCTATATATATTATCAAGGTTTAATAACTACGGGGCGCATGTTTACAAGGAAAGCACCGATAACAATACCGATGACAACCAGGGCCATGGGGTTCATCTTGAGTTGCTCGAAAATATCAGGCGCTGGGCGCTGTTGCTGAAGAAATACAGGCTGTTGAGGAGGGGGCTGAGAGGGCCAGGTGTCATCATCATTTTCTGGAGACGGGTCGCTTTTTGACAGGAACGGGGGGCGGTCCATCACTATCATCACTGTCGCTCTCGCTTTTATCTGCTACAACAAAACCATCCAAATTTCCATCATCATCGGCGTCATCTTCACTTGAAAACTCGGACTCCTCATATGATACGATGCTATCAACATCGCTATCTTCGTCACTGTCATAGTCCTCTGCTGCATAATCGTCCTCGACCTGCTCAACTGGCTCGTAGCGGTCTGGTTTCTTTACCATACGACCTGAACGTGTGACTACATTACTGACCGTGGCTTCGGATGGTGCTTGGGATAAAGGCTGGGCCATTTTCTGGATAGTCCACGATCGTCTCGTTTAAGTACTTTGGAAAGAACTGAAGTCCCTTTGAAATTGCAATTTGATTTATCATAAATTCTCCTTCGTATCCGAGGCGCCCAGCGATGTCATTGAGCTTCTCTTGGTGCTGAGCATCATCCGCCCTCCTGATGCCCAACGCCAGGTCTCTTATGTTCTCGAGCGATGCATAAAGATATTCAGCCGCCTTTTCTATGTCAGTATTTATATCAGTTTCAAAGCGTTTGATGTTTGCCAGGAAGCGTTTCCAGCTTTCTGGGTCAAGCCCCGAATATGGATGAACTTCTTTCTCGTACTTTTGGAACCGAACGCCTGATCCCCTCGGGAAAAAGGTCCAAACCAGAACAGCGAGGAGGACTACCCACAACAACAATTCCATCTACTATACTCGGAGGAAGAATATGCTCCTTGCCAGCGAAGTCCTTGCACTCGTCATTGAAGCACTTCTGACAGATCCTGTCGCCATTAATCATAAACCAAACATGATTTGATTTGTGCTCGGCCCTGATTTTTTCACAGTATTTGGAATCGGACTGAACCCACCACATCTGTCGAGGACTATTTTCAAACCTCTGAATTTTCTTGATGTGAGTACGCCTCTGGCCTGGCATTTCACTTTGGATGAACTCTTCGATAGGTTCGCTGCTCAGTGTCTCTTCGCCAAATATGGCCGACCCGTTCGCCTCTTCACCGGGGCACCTTATACAGAAAAGACTGAGCAACTCGACACTAGGCTCTTTGGGAAAATCTTTCATGGACACAATCTCCTTCCAAGGGACGTACGGGTCACCTGACGGCTTCTTGTGTGACCATATCATACGAAGTCCGGATCCTCCATATACGCTGGCATCTATAATCTTTGCCCAGTCATGACCCTCCGGCAAATCTGCCAACAGAATTCTCGTCCGAAGGATCGTCGCCTGTTGACGGTTCACCATAAGGTCAGGCCAGTGAATGTGAACTCCAGACTTTATTCCCTCCTTGACGGGTCTCGCAACGGCTCTGGCCACGCAACATCTCCCGGGTCCTTCAATCGCTTCGTGAATTATGTGACATATTTGTAAAAGGAATTCATCAGACATTTTCTCATTCGCTTTGTAATCAATGTCTACGAAGAATTTGAAAACGTCAGTTTTTTGCTCGACGACATAAAGTTTATTTCCAGATTTAATTTCGGAAATATAGTCTGTGTAGAATTGTGCAACGTCATGCTCATCGACGGAGAGGATACCACCGTCCATGAGCACATGGGTCCCAGGTGCCTTTGGCACCAACCAGTCTCTTATCATTAATAGTGTATAGCTTCAAATCCTTATAAGGAATTTCGAGCGGTCGGGTGTCGACCACCAAATTCGCAATCCTAAACCAGCAATTGACAACAAAAATTTATCTTCTAGTGGGACATTCTCAAACATGAGCCATCCGCGAGAAACATCAAATGTACCAGTAAAAGGTCTGTAATCTTTCACCATGGGTTCGTCGCTTACGGCGAACTTAAAGTCAGGTAAAATCATGGATACAAAGTAATCAGTCATGAGTAATATTTTTGTATCTGCATTTGTATGCATTCCGATGAAATGCGTCACAAGAAAGTTTTCATAAGGTGCATTCTCCCATGTTGGTTGTAACTTTACGAATTTGGTCAGACCGTAATCAACTATATTACGTGTGCAAAAGTATGAGTTTATAACCATTTGTTCATGTTCATAAAATTCGCTATTCCTAAGTTCGTAACAATTATCAAAATGTTCTTTCATTTTCTTTGAAGGTATAAATCCAAACTGACCTACATTAAAAGCCCATACTTCATTCTTTACAAATTTTTCTAAAGTTGTGGTACTGTGGGGTGTTTTTTTAGATGAGTGCCATCCGTTTATGTGATCGTCAAACTCACGGGGCGAAGCTACGTACAAAACGTTAGGCTTTTCTATGACGTCAAATAGGGGGTTGAGGTCGCCACTGACTACGATATCATTATCAAGGTAAAGCACCTTGTCATATTCGGACAGGTTCGTAAGTGACATGATGCGCAATTTATCATAGGCTCCCAATGCAATTGGTGGTTGAGTTACCAAGTACAATTTGACTTCTAAATTAGAAATATGCGGATAGGCTTTAGTATCACATATAATCATCATATCGATGTTATCATTTTCTTGATTACACCTGATGCTGTTTATACACATGCGTAGCATATTCGCATACCTGATTTCACTCCCCCATATCTGGAAATAAATCAGTTTTTTGGAGGTCATTAATTTAATTTCTTAATTAGTCTTTAATTCTCAATCATCATCACTATCGAGGTGGCAACGTTCCCAAATTGTCTTGATCTTTATAATGTTGGCTGGCATGTCAGCCACCTTTTCGTCTTCGAGTTTCTCGATTTCGTAACAGAGGCGCTGGAGGTTGAAATCTTTTGCGAGTTGCTCTGGATCTGATCCGTCACCGCGAAGACTGGCAAGTTTACGTGCATACCATATCTTGGGTGGCGTCATCCTGTATCTATGTGCGTAGAAAAAACGGAGTGCGTTGCGACGAGTTAAGAGCCTGATGGAAATCCGGGTTTCTGATGACGTGAGCCCTGATCATCGGCCATAGGTTCCTTCGAGACGATATACCTTCGAGTGTATCAAATTGACAATCGTCATTTTCGTCATAATTTTTGCGAAAAGCCATTTGATTTGTTTCCATCTTCTCCTTTTCATCTTTGAAACGTTTAACAATGTTCTTTTGTTCTAATGGATTTAAAGGAACTTCAAAAATATATGCGTGATATGTATTTAGTACTTCAACACCATCCTCGATGTCTCGGGGTTCTGGTGTATTCGTCGAAAACTTGAAGTAGGTATATGTTCCCCGCTTCAGGTTGATCGTACCGCGTGTTTCTTCTTCGAGTTCACGAACCGCACAGCGAAGTGGGTTATAGATCTCTCGTCGGCGACACCCGCCTGTAACAAACGTCCATTCCTTATATCTTCGGTCATGAACGACCAAAAAATAAGGAACTCCGTCAACGTACGTCATCGGTATCGCTACCGCTTTGTGCCTTTCTCTGGTCATCTACTAAGTCCGGTCCAAAAAAATCATGAAGACGGCCCGCGCGTTTATCGTAAGTTATAAGGAAAATAAGGCCAAAAAGCAAAAGCCAAGCCCAAAGAGGCATTTTAATTTTGTATTAGAATTTAGTTTGCGTATAGCACTGCACCCACACCGTTCTGGATGCGGAGCACATTGTAGTTCACGGCGTACAGGTATGGGTTGCTGACGGCAGAGTTGGTCAGAGCCTGCACACCGTTCGACAGGGTCACTGGCACGACCAGGCGGTACGTGTCAATGCGGGAGAAGTTGAGGGTGCCGGTGGGCTGGAGCTTGGAGGTGTCGAGGGCATAGCTGATGATTGCCACGTTGGCAGTCTGGTTGGCGTGCTGGTAGCCGAATGGAGTGTTGTAGTACTGGGCAATGTCAGTGAAAGCTGGCAGGTGGCGGAACTCACCGATGTCCGACCCATTGATCTGGACCTTCAGCTGGTAATCCTTGACGTTGGTGCCGCTGCCGTCAGTGCCGTACTTGTCACCGTAGTTTGCAGATGGCCAGGCAATGTACTTCACTGGGTGGGCCAGTGCCAGCTCCTGCATGGCGGACTTGCCAATAGGGATGCGCTGGACCTGAGTGATCAGCATGTCGTGTGCATTCTCGGCGAAGAACTTGCGCTCGGACTGATCCAGGTAGACGAAGTTGGCCCACGCCAAAAACTGGAGGGCAGAGTTCTTCACGCCACTGGCAAGGTTGGTGCCGCCGCTCTTGGCCGTCGTGGTGTTCAGGGCGGCCGACCAGGTGATGCGCAGCTCCACGTCGTGGTACTGCAGAGCCACCAGGGGGATGGAGCTCGAGTAATCCTTGCAGAAGAAGAACTTCAGGGGCAGGAAAGATGCCGCCTGGTTAGTTGGCGTAAACTGGCCAGACACGGCGTTATTCAGGTAACGTTGGGAAAAGGTCTGTGCGCCAACCACTGGCTCGACATCAGTCATGAACTCGAAATCCTGGGTGTCAATAACCTGGCCACCGATCAGCAGCTCGATCTTGTCAATGACGGTTGACCAGTCTAGGTTGTTTACAGTGGCACCGGTGGTGTCACGGGCAGTAAAATACATGTAGTTCACCAGATCACCCTTCTTCTCAAGACGGATGGTGGAGATGCCACCCGCGCTGGGGGTTCCCTGGATCACCTGACGCTCAACGGTATTAGCGTAGTGAGTATACTTGCGGTACACTGATCGGAAGAGAGAGACTTGAGGATTGCCTGTCAGCCAAGCATCCTGAGCACCTGTCGCAACGAGCTGAACCTGGCCACCGCTCATTTACTTTGGACTTATATTTTTTTCTACTGGTTCACACCACAGAAAGGGGTGGCTGCGAAATCTCATTTTTATCCAGTTGCCGAATTGCGATATCCAGACTGCATGGATCTGCAAGCTGATTTAATTTCCCTTTTTTCTCATTAAATTTATTGTATTCGGGCTGAGTGTAATTCTGGAAGCGGCTGCCGTTCATGGTGCCCACTGGCACAGGCACGCTCTCGGGGCGGAGATTGGTCATCGCGCCAATCGCACCGAGGGGGTCAATGCGAACGTTCATTCCACCCGCATTACCGGCACGATCCGGGTTCACACGGTTTTCGGTCGAACGGGGCAGCGACTTGTCGGTGTAAGCATTCGTGCCGCTTGCGTATGGCTGAGCGACATTGTACTGTGCAGGGCCGAACTCGAGCGTGTCCGTCCGCTGACCAGTTTCCTGACGAATGGTTGTCCGTCTGGTCTTTATCTGATCTGGGCGACCCTCTGGTGCGGTCAGAGCACCACCCTGACCCTGTCCACGGCTCTGGACGGGTGCGCGGCGCCAGGTCTTGGTGTCCTTTGCTTGGTGGGTCACCTCGCCCATCACGGTCAGGCCGTTTTTCACAAAGGCATCTGAAGGGCCCTGGCCACCTGGAAGGGTCGTAAGGCGCTCCTCATTGATGTTATTAGGCAGGACGCGGAAAAACTGCTGGAAACCACCGGTCGCCGGAACGGATGGGTCGACACCGAGGCCTGGACCCACGTTCATACGCTCAATTGGTGGAAGGTTATTCATCTTATTCGTAATATTCTGACGGTTCGAGAGGTCGTATACGGGCTGACCAAAAGGAAAACGGTTAGCCTCCTTTGAGATGTCGGCAAAGTTTTGGACCTCCTGTTTGGGCTGAAGGCGCCAGTCGCCAATACGGCGGCCAAAATCTATACCTGGATCTCTCATGTCAAAGAAGTCCTTTGAGTGATCACGGGCATTGGCCATAAGGTCAATGTCACGACGGGTGATTGGGGGGAGGGGGCGACGGGGTTCAGTGGTTGCCGATGTGTCATTCTTGTCACTGAGTGTTTTACCGGCAAACACGAGACCAACTACTGCTGCAAGGGCCAGAGGGTCCATATTATTATATGTACTATATTTTTACTTTGTCAGATACCGTTGGGAAAAGCGGGTGTTCTGATCGTCCGCGTACGTGCTTACTGGATCAAAATCAACTATACGAAGAGGCAGATTTACATAGTTATTAGGGAAATCATAGCTGCGCTCTGACCAGCCCTTCTTCCATGCAAGGGTATCATGGGAGCGAAGCAGAGACTCGGTGTCGGCAAGGTCTGCCATCACGACGGTTGCTGGGCCCATCCACACGCCGGGCTGGAGCACATTGGTGCTCGAATTTAAATAGTTCGGCATCTTACTAGTACCAGCGAAAAAAGCTTAATGAGCATTGCCTGCACGCATCTGAGTTCTCTCTGGGAAATGGAACCGGCTGCTATCTATGTCGCAGCTGACCCCTCCCTGATCCTTGCACATTGGGGCAAACTTCTTACCGAATGAAGCCTCGGCGAAAGCCGTCTGGTCATTTGGAATTGTTGTGCTGGGCATCGTGTAAAAATTGCGCTCGGCGTCACGGACGCGCTCAAACGGGTGGATCATAGACCACTCGTTGGCAACCTCGCGGCGGACACTGGGATACCACGCGGCGCTGGGGCGATCGGGCTGGTCAAGGTAATCAGTCAAGAGGACATTGCCCATTGGATTATCGAATGTAGGCATGCTCACCTGGGTGCGCGTCAGACCCGCCATCCGCCCTTCTGCGTACGTCGGCCTGACCTTGCCGTCTGGTATCATATTGGATGTTAGCATATAGTACAGAATTGCGAGGACGAGGACAGCAAGAGCAAACACACGTGGGTCTTTATTTATAAGGTAGATAACGACACTTGCGTACAGCACGAAACGGGTGGTGGCTGCCGCGCGATCCTTGGCTGACTGTGAGGCGGTTGGCCAAAAGTCTAGGAGCTTGTCGCTCTGGAAAATGTCTTTTGGATCCATATTAGTAATTACATAGACTTATTTTGAGCCATCAATTTGCTGATCATGTCATTCATACTGCACATGAGGTTTTCCTGTGTAATCTCACCCTTATCCTGAATGTTCTTCGCACACTCCTCGGCCGTGCTCTCAATCATACTCAGCATCTGGGGTGGCAGCATGCTCATCGTCATGGCGAGCATATACAGGTTTCCGTAATATGACCAGATGGCACCGCGCGTCTGCTCGCTCATGTCCGGGCTGTCCCAGATGTCACACAGACCAATTTCATCTGCAAATTTGTTCTTCTTGGAAAAGAATGCAGGATTGCGTGAGTTCATATGATTTACACGTGGGGACGTGTACTTCATGAACCGGTCAATAGTAGTACTCTTGAAACCCTTCTCCTTTGCGGCGGTAATAGCCTGGTTATCGGGGAACGCCTCTGAGAGCTCACCGAGGAACTGACTGTACATCTGTCCAAAGGCGTTTGCTGACGCCATTTAATTTTCATATATTTAAATCTTTAATATGGTTCACTTGTCATCGCTGGACCCTGACCACATCCCTGCTGAACAATAAAGAACACCAAAAGTGCTACAAGGAATGCCGGCTTGATGTAATCTGAATTCTTCATCTTCTCTTCACCGTTCATCTTACCCTTGGCGTATATGTACCCTGCTGTTGCAACCGCTGCAATCGCCGCGGCTGACATTGGCTCTCGAAAGTATCGATCCATTAATTTAGTACCTGAATTTTTTATCAATTTTCTCTCGCATCGTCAAACAGGCTCTCACCATTAGTGCCCATCTTCTTTACAGCTGGAGGGTTGAGAGATGGCGTCACGTTGAACACCTGAGACCCGCCTGGCGTCTCGCCCACCGGCTGCGTTGAATTCTGCACTTCTTCGGATGGAGTTTCGGCTGCGTTGTTAGGCATGTCGTCCAGGTTAGGTTCCCCTGACATTTCAGGGAGCCCCTCTGCTGGCAGCTCATCTTCGCCTATTTTATTTTCATCCTCATTTTCATCTTCAAATTCAGCTGCGTCATGCTTGAGGTCGCCTACGATCTCGTCCCATGGTATAAGGTGATCAATGACGGTGTGAATTTTGCAAGTGAAACGCTCGGTCAGCTCCTTCTTGCGGTCGTCATCAGATTTGCTTTCGGAAATAACAAGAGGGCGGTAATACAGATCCTCGCCGCACGCCTCGTAGCACCGCTGGACGAACACGTCATTGGCTGGAAGCTTGATTGAAATCTTTTTAGGCTTTTTGTCCATGCGGATACCGTTCAGCAGGATCTTGACGTGGCAGATGAAGACGGCAGCCAGTAAATTTGGGAATATCGGATTTGAATTCTTAATTGCGTCGGCATGCTTCAGACTGATTGATCCATTCCAGGTTTTGATGGCACGCAGAAGCTCCTGGAAAACAAGGGTGGTATTGCGACCCTTGCTCTCCTTTTTGGCCTCGAGCCATATTTCCCAAAACACATCAATCATAGACGGGATCATGCAGTCACAAAGTTTCTGTGTAAATCGGCGCTCTGAGGTGGCGAGGTGCTCCATCCTTACTACTAGTATGGAAATTGGTGGCGCCGCGTAGCCGCGTTCTATTTCTTGGAATATTTCTGAGCAGTTTTCTTCAAATTAATTAAACTTGGGAATTCGATCTCTGGATCATTCGTCTCGGGGTCCTGCACCTTCTGAGCCCATGAGATGTTCATATCGTATGGTCCCGAACGTTCTACACGGTACCCAAGCCGCACCAATTGCCTGTGTAAATATACCGTCGCCTTTGCTATGTCGTAACGCGCATATCCTATGACAAGTGGAGGAACAGTCACCTGAGCTGTTTTCAGACCCAAATCAAAATTAGCCTTGACTTTACGCAAAAATTGATCAAGGATAACTTTGTAAGTTTCTTTTTTGTAGTTCTGGCGTTGACGGTCCTTTTCTGCCAATTCCTTGGCTGTCAACATCTACTCTTAATTCACGTTTTGAATATCAGCCTTGGCCGCGGCGAGCTGGCCCTCTAGAGATGCTGTTATGTCATTGTATGTTCTGTACCCATCTGGTTTATATGCACTAAATCCCGAATCAAATTGGTCAACCTGGGAGGTTTTCGAAAGATTTGTGATATTGACCACACCATTACCAGTTACTGTAGCGCGTATATCATACTGGGTTCCGAAATATCCACGGGTATTCAGAAACATGAGGCGGGCTGAGTACTGGTCTTCACCCACCCGGTTGACATAAAGTGTTTCGATCGGAACCATGTCAGGTTCGGTTTTCTGGACAGCCTCGATAATGACCTCGATTATATCAGGGGATACGGCCTGGCGTCTGACTGTCGAATCGTATGATGCACTCGCCGGCTTCCATAGCAGAAGGACCACAAAGGCGACCACAAGGAGGACAACCCAGATTTCCATTACTAAAGCGCGCGAAAAATATTGGACTAAAAAAATAGGCTATTTACAGGATGGCTCTACTGGTATACTCGGACAGGTGTCAGTATAGTGCCGATACACTGACGTACATCAGGACCCAACCAGCCCTGCTTGAAATTGTGAGATTTCACAACGTAACTGAACTTGGTGTCCCTTCAAAGAAAATCACCCGAGTTCCTACACTGGTTACAAATGAAGGTAAGATGTATGTAGGATCTGAAGTCAGGACGTGGCTTGAGCAAATGGCCCCATGTGAATTTGATTGCTGGGATGCCACGGGTGGTTACTGTGCAAATTTAGATGGTTCTGATATACCAATGCATTTTGAGCTGGACATGTACGGCAAACCACTCCAGCCGGTCCTGACCCCTGAATTAGAAAGTAAAATTGGTAAAAATGTTAACGATGCTTATCAGGACAGGAGCGGCAGTTAAAGCTCAGACGTTAAACAAAATTAATGCACCTGAAAACAATTCAGGCATCGGCCGTCAAGGCGGTGTTCGAAGTTCTTAAAGACATTATAAATGATGTGAACGTATATTTCACAGCGGACGGTGTCCGTATTCTGACGCTTGATACGGCTCGTGTAACAATGGTTCACATGTTTTTGAATGCCGAAAATTTTGAGGAGTATGAATGTGCTACAGAGGTATCGGCGGGTATGAACATGTCTAACGTGTACAAGCTTCTAAAGTCAGTGTCAGGTGCCGACACACTGAGCATGCGGGTTGAGGGTCGGGACTTTCTGGACATGGAGATCCAAAACCCGGCCAAGAAAACTTCGACCAAATTTAAATTGAAATTGATGGACATCAACGAGGATATCCTCGAGGTCCCTGACATTGAAATGAATGTAATCACGACCCTGCCATCAATCGACTTTCAGAAAATTGCACGCGACATGGGCAATTTGTCGACTGATATGGAAATCATCCGAGATGCCGATACCCTCGTACTCAGCTGTCAGGGTGACTTTGCCGACCAGACTACCGTCATCGAATATCCTGAAAGTGTTGCACGTACAGGGGGTGTCTATAGTCTGAAGTACATAAATTTGTTTACAAAAGCGACCAGCATGAGCTCGAGCGTTCAGCTCATGCAGGACAATACACGCGAAGAGATGCCAATCATATTTCGGTACACAATTGCAAACCTAGGTGACCTGAGGTTCTACCTCGCGCCTAAGATGGACTGATTTCTGTTAAAGATGGAAGGCCCATGTACGGTAAGATGGATCCTAACCACACCGAGAAGATGGCGATTGCATGCAAGTTATGGCGTGACGCGGGCAACCCCACCTGGCCTGCCCCAGTCAATTGGCTACGTAATCAGGATAATATGCGTATGATGTATACTGTGATATGCATGGGACTTGCTGAGGGTAGGAGCCGCCCCGACGTTACACCCGAATTTGTAAAGTATAACGAGTTCATGTACAATGAGTTCCTACCTCGCACCTAATATGGATTCGTAACTAGGTTCTCGTTCTATTATCCAGACTTTTACGAAATAGACTAAAATTTTGAAATGCGGTACAAATTTGATTTTCACCTGAGGTATCCAATGATGTTCGAAACCTACAAAGTCGAATAATTTGTCTTTGAAATTTTTCATATAAAAGAATAAACTATTAGTTTCTTTAATGGAAGCCAGGTTTAATACTCGAATAAAGGAATGCAAGTCTGAAGAGGAACTCTACTCTTATTTACTCGAGTGTGTACCTATTATCAGAGAGTATACACAAGAATCCGAAGCTGTCGAGGAGACGAGTAATATAATGGGCCTGAAAGTGGCTTCACGAAAAGGTGTCCAACGCAAGGACATTTATAACAAGTACATGGCTACAGTTGAAAATCAAACGCTAGAAATGCCTGTTAAAGTTGAATACGCGCATCAACCATGTAAAGGCTGTGGCAAAAAGTACCAGGTAATCCATGACGATACCACATCGGAAGACATCTGTATGAATTGTGGGTGTTCTGAATACATCCTAGGTGAGGAACTGGGCTTCAAAGAGGAACAGGAAATGGACAAGAACGTCGTGTACTCGTACAAACGTGACAATCATTTCAATGAATGGATCAGTCAGTTTCAGGCAAAAGAAAGTACGAGCGTACCTGACGAAGTCATCACCCAATTACAAAATGAATTTAGGAAGCAGAAAATTAAAGACCTTAGCGAAATTACTCACGAAAAGGTCAAGGCTCTTTTGAAGAAACTAGACAAGTCCAAATACTATGAGCATGTGCCATACATAGCAACTATGCTAAACGGGATCAAGCCCCCGACAATGACACAGGCTCTAGAAGACAAGCTCCGTATTATGTTTTACAAAATTCAGAAACCGTTCGAAAAACATAAGCCGGCTAAACGAAAGAATTTCCTATCTTATTCATATACCCTTTACAAATTGTGTGAACTCCTCGGTGAGGATGACTACCTTCCATGTTTTCCTCTTCTCAAATCGAAAGAGAAATTGTACGCCCAAGATGCCATGTGGCAGAAGATTTGTCAAGAACTCAGATGGGAATATATCAAGACAACTTAGACACATATTCGTATTCCAAATTACCGCCCTTGTCAGGGAAATTGATGAGCATACCTTCAAAAATTCCAGTAAGCTTCATGTAATTTCTAATTTGATTTCTAAATTGATCCGTCAGACGACTTGTCGACTTCAATTCAACAATCAAATTTCCTTCGATTATAAGATCTGACCTAAGATTTCCAATATTGTGACCTTCGTATGAAATGGGGAGGATACGCTCGGTTTCATAATCGAGGCCACGCTTGCGCAAGGCTACCTCGAACGCGTTATGATAAACGCGTTCAGAATATCCTGGACCCAAATCATCCCATATATGTTGGGCAATAAGTTCCATTACATTTTCATAGTTTCATTTTTTTATATATTTCGTCCCAAGTTATTGCGCATTCCGGTGGCTCCACGAACCACACCTGACCCGGCTGCAAAAAGATTAGCGTAGTTTCGGGCCACTTGTGCAGTGCGCGTGCCGTTATTCGCCGAGTACGCAAACCCTGACGTCAGGCGCAAGGTGGCGCCAAGGCCATTTGTGATGCTACGGGCCATTTGTGAATTTTGTGGAATTATAGTACGCGCAACTTCCATAGTAACATTGTATTCAAATTGGGCAAGAAGTCCCATAATATATATAAGTAAAGTCTGAACCTGATTAAACGTGTTCTTCTGTCTTGTGGCATAACCCATGTTTAAAAATCCTGGTTTGTTCACAAGTCCTGCTTTTACTGAATTGTACAATTGCATAGGTGCGAGCGCGTTTTTAGCTATTCTATTCACACCCGTCGCGTTTCCGGCATATGCAGCGCCCAGACCCACACCTACACGGACCGCTAATTCAACTGCATTTCTTTTTTTGAAAGTCAGATTGCGGGCGCGCACCTTGCGCCATAGCATGCCACCAACCGACTTTACGGTCTCGTTTGATACCCCTAGATAATCAGTCGTGTTTAGAATGAACTGTCCAGTTGATTTCATAGCCCACTCATATTGTTTAAAGGTTGCGTTCATGCTTGCGATCGACATAGTGCTTCTAGTGCGATTTAAACTCATTAACCAGTAAGCTACGGTCAGCCACGTGATGAAGAGTAGCACGAGTTTAGCTATTACTTTCTTATTTTTAAACTTAGAGTTTACTGAATTCATTTTATAAATTGAAAAGAAAATATTTTGTAAAAGTAATGAAAGCCGTACGGTCAGGGAGCCGTGTGCTAAAATCGCCGACCCGTTTAAACGGCACGGCACCACCGCCACCTAGACGGTCTCTCGCACCACTCGCTGAGATTTTAGAGCAAGGACCGCCACCTGTACGAAATAATAAAGCAGCCGCGGCCCGTAAAAAGCGCAAAAATATCATGACAGCTAAACGCGGTAATTTAACATCAAATCAGAATTCAATTCTTAGAAATTATCTCACAGCCCTTGGTCCAAGCGTGGTTAATTTAGGACTTCAACATCCCTTCACTGCTTACAATTATTCACAATTACCTGCCAACCGCAAAAAAAACTTATACCTGAGTTATGCGCGAGGCCTAGGACCGATACGGTTACCTGGGTCCGTACCCGTAAAAGGAAAAACGAATTTCTCAGGCTTGGAAAAGGCGGGACTTTTCGCTGCGGGGGTTGTAACGGGTGAAGGTAATATTACAAAAGAGGCTCTTGCTGCATTTAAACGCAATGGGGTAAAGGAAGCTGCACT